TTGTTTCGACCCTGCACCATCAATTAATAAAACATCATATTTTAAAATATCAGGAGTAAATGTAGCAGTTTGAGTATCAGTAAGAGTGATACTTACAGATCCAGCAGATCTATCTGTATAGGTGACAGCAAAATCAGCATATTTTGTGGTGCGTGTTTCTTCCCAGACCTGTGCAGCTACAGTAAATCCAGTTAAGTTTATTGCAGCATTATTAGAGTCTTTAAAAATAAGCGGAATTGTATGATCCGATCTCCGCTGGAGCGTGAAGTTATATATGCCAGGTTCGATTGCCATAATTAAACTTTTATTATATACATCATAGCGATGTTACGAGGTCTAGCCTCACTACCTTGATTACCAATACTTGTTGAAGAAGAAGAACTTGAATTAACACCTGCACTAACGCTTGCGTTTACTGTGTTATATCTAACAGGAGGACTGCCACTTGAAAAATCAATTAAACCCATTCTGTCATCAGATTGATTCCCTACAGCAGTAACAGAAGTTGCGGTGTGCGTTATTTGTATACCATGATTATGACTGTTAGAAGCAAGACTTGATGTGGTTGAAGTTGTAGTTGAAGCAGAGTGGTTGTGGGAAGCGTTAGCACCAGTTTGAGAAGTTGCAATCCCTCTTCCAGCATCAACATTTCTGCCGTGGTCAAAACCTCTAATAAATTCACCTCTTAAATCAGGTAAATTAAAAGTAGAAGATCCATTACCAGAACCATAGGCAATACCAATAATTGCAAATAAAGCTGAGTAAGTTGTTCTACTAACTGCCGCTCCATTACATTCTAAATAACCAGTGGGAACAGTAGCTACAGCCATACAAAACACTGATCCAGATGGTACACCAGCAACAATTTGAAACGATAAATTACCTGATCCATCGGTTTGTAAAAAACCTCCGTTTGTTGGACTCGCTGGTAAGGTGTAAGTTATATTTGAAGTTACTGTTTGCGGTGCTCCAAGAGCTACAAAATGACTATTATCTCCATCATTTAAGCGTAAAGTTCTAACAGAATTAAGAGCACGAATAGTAAGACCATTTGTGTCCATTGAACATATATGATTACCACCTGCTGCAAAACCAATTCTATTACTATCTGCTCTAAAAATACCTGTATCTGTATCTCCGTCAAACGATAAACCAGCACTTCCTGGTGCAGATGAATCATCAACTAATAACTGACCTGTCATACTACCACCAGTTTTTGTTAATAATCCTAAATTTGCATCATTAACAGAACCAATAGTGACAAAAGCATTATTAGCTGCGTTTCTTATTTTTAACTTATTTGAGTCTGCTGTATCTACATAAAGCATAAATGCTTCTGGGTTTGCAGGATCACTACTTCCAGAATTACAAGTTTTTATCGCTTCAAAAACAGCATTAAGGTCACTTCTTACAGAAGCACCTGACGCATTAGCTATATTGTAGTCTGCGACTTGGCTCATTTATAAAATACTTTTCTCCATATTACACCCCTTTACCATATCCTACAGCCTGAAATGTGAAAGTCCTATTAACAAAAGTTTCATTACCTGATGTATCTTTATTTTTTATAGTAACGGTAAATCCTGTGCCAGATACATTTGTCACTTTAAAAAAGTCACCACCTTCTGCATCTTGTATTGTTATACCTACAGAAGGTAAAAATGCAGTTGTTGATCCTCCCAAAGTAGTAGTGCCTGTAAAAAACGGTTTTCCAAAAGTAACTGTTTTTGCTGACGTTCCAGAAGATTGTGGTGCAGTTGATATGGTGCCTCCTGTTTGATAATTACGTTCTGTTCTTGATTGAAATTCTGCTGTATACCCTGCTTGTTGCACATTCATATTTTGTGCAGTATCAGTTGTTTCAAGTACTAATTTAAATTTAAACCTTCTACCTTTAAAAGTACCATTTGCAAAATTATTAAAATCTCCAAAATTACCTGATCCTGCTTGTGATGTGGCTACTAATACCTGACAGTTAGCTTCATCTGCTGCTTGCCCATCAAAATTACCATTTAATGCGTACTGATCCCATAATATCCCAGGTGCGCCAGGAATTAAAGTTTCAATATCTTGTCCAATAACAAAACCAACAGATCTTATAACTCTTTTTAAATCAAGAGAAAATACAGCACCTAAATCTAAAATATCTTTAAATTCATATTCTCCTATTAATCCTCTATCTATAGATACAGTGCCACTCGAACCAATATTAGTCTTTGAAGCAACAGTAAAACTGGTAGGGCTAGGAGTTGATAGAACAGTATATTGTCCGTTTTTGCCAAGACCAGCAGTAAATCTTATGCTTACAGTTTCACCTACAGTTAGATTTTGACTTTGAACATTAAATATAGTTATAACAGTACCATTATCAGTAAAAAGCCCTGTTAACACAACAGATGGGTCTGTAAGTTGTAATGCACTAGTTGAACTACTAAATGTTGTATTTAATTTTGTTCCATTAAATGGAGGATTATCTAAATCTTCTCTATCTTGCAATATAACTTGTGTATCAATAAGATCAGGTAAATCTTGAATTATACTTGCTTCTCCAACACTAAAATTACCTTGGTCATCCTGAAATTTAAGAATATACTCTCCCTCTAATGATGGAACGACAACATCTGTAGTATTACCAGCTAATGCAGTAACAAGATCAACTGAGTTTTGAAATGTACCACTACCATCAGTTAAATTACTGTGCCTTACATAGACTCTTCCACCGTGTAAAACGTCAGGATCTACAGCTTTTGTCCATCTAAGCCTTACTAACTTATTCGTAATAGGCTCCATTGATAAATTTTCTACATCACCTGGAGGTGCTGTTTTACCAACAGCATTAAACGTTAAATCTGATGATGTTGGTGATAATGTTAATGCAGCATTAAATGAAAAAACTTTAAATTCATAAGCTCCTGCCTCGGTATTAAGAAGTTCAAAGTCAGGTCTAAATACAATTTCACTTACCCAGTTTGTATTATTGAATCTATATTGAACAAGGTACTGACTTACACCTGTAACTGATACCCAAGATAAAATTATTTTAGTAACTGCAAGAGCATTTATTACAACAACTCTTTCTGAAGCCTGTAAGTTTCCAGGAGGATCTTTTGGCTCATTTAATAAAGATATGCTTCTTGAGGGTAAACTAATACCAGATTCAATATTTGCATACTTTCCATCAATATAAGTTAAAGCTGTTATCGCATAATTTATACCGTCTTGTTCTTCAACAGATATTACTCTAAAAGTTTGTGGTTCTAGAGTAGAACTTTGTAATAACCATATAGAATTTACATTAGGTGTGGCAGATAAAGCTGAATCCAATGTAATTACATTGTTAACAACTCCAATAACATTTTTAGTTTCAACACTTCCATCAGGCAATATTACACTGCATTTTCTATTACTACCACTAAAATTATTTAAATCTTGCGTGTTATCTACTGTTATTTGTGTAGTAGTTGCTGCATTTATTCTTCCTGATCTCCTTTCACCACCACGAACAGGATCATTTACAGAAATAACAGAACCAGGTCTTACAATCGCACCAGCATCTATTGATGTTGTGAAACTAATAACTTCGGATTCATTTTGTTCGCTAAATAATATTGCCTTGCCTAATCTTTGGGCCTGACCACGAGAAGTACAAGCAAATGCTTTTACATCCTTTTTTACTATGCCTAACTTTGCTTGTGCAGCAGTATCTTCTACAACCTCGTAATCTATTTCTCTGCTATCCATATTAAAATAACTAACTGATATAACTGAATGTCTTTGTTTTAAACTGCTACCAGAATATGAAAACCCACCTTCACCTACGTTAGCCAAACTAAATAGATAACTTGGATCTGTTGGTCTATCTTGTGTAATGGTCACAGAACCTTCTGACCATATTGGAAAACATCTCATAACACCAGCTAATTCATTTATTAACTGGTACGCTTCCATAGATCCCTGTAAATTTACATTACAACTAAATCTGGCTTCCTGCCCTCCAAACCCATCGTCTACTAATTCATTTGCGTATCTACTAGCTGCTACAAAACTAAATAAGTCTAAATTAGCATCTGTAATATGCGTTCCAAATCCATATCTTTCAGTGGTCAAAAGATCAAGAAGTATCATTGCAGGACATGAACACCAGACAGCAGCACCCATCGTTCCATTAAATATGTAGCCACTTGGATAAATTATTCTGCCTGTCTGTAAATCAACAGTAGGTGTACCAGAGTTAGATGCTCCTGCTCCTGGTATTCTTACTTTTACTCCACGGATACGAAAAGCTCTTCTTGGTATAGAACTGAATTGCTCAGAATCTATTCTTAAATTTGTATAAGCACTATTTGGATATGTTTGTTTATCATCAACAATTTCACCAAGACTTGTCCAAGAAAAAGAATCAACAAGATTGGAAGATGTACTATCTGCTGTTACCCTAACTACTCTTACGTCTACTGGAAAAGCACCAGTAAGATTTACACGATATTCTTTTTGGTACGCATCAGCAGTTCTACCTGTAATCGTGTCTGACAAAACATCGTTAAAACCACCACCGTTGTATTGAATTTGTATTTTTAAGTCAACAGTTGAACCAAGTAAATCTCCTTCATCTGTAGCCTTTTGTAACTGCGGAAATGTAATTGTAACTTTTGCAGCATCAACATTTGTATTTGTTATCTGACGGGTAACAGGTGTTGAATTTGTTACCGTTACTCCTACAGAAGTTGTAGATTGACTACTTTCTATGCCTGGAATATGTCCTTGATTTGAAGTTCCAAAACGAGGAGTAAACCCTACATTTTGAAAATTAAAATCTGCTGTTCCAGGGCTTGTATTACTAGCATTTGCATTGAGTATAGGAGTATCATTTAAAAATATATCTTTTAAGGCTGCATTATTATAAGCGGTACTTCCTTTTGTTAATCCCGCTTTAGATGGAGTAGCAAAACCTTCTATTTCACCTTCAGATAATAAATCTTGAATCGTAGCAAACTGCCTACTGTTTAAAGTATCAGGTGCTCTAGATGGTTGTGGAGGACTAGGAGGTGGACCACCACCAGAACCTTTAATAATTTTATCTGTCATGCTTGTACCTGATTAGTGTCAATACCAGCAGAGATAACAACTGATCCTGTTACTATCTCACCATAAGCTATTGGGTGTGAAGTACCAGCCCTAGATGTATTTTGCACCCCAGAAAAACTAAACGATATTCTTGGATCTTCTTCATTAGTAAAATCTTGTGGTTGAGGTAGAGGAAATAGCATTTCACTGACACCCATAAGAGTTAAACCTACTCCTACATTAAAACCAATAGAAGAAAAAACATTTGTAAGACCTTCAGAAAATAAAGCAGAAAACCCTCCACCTGTTGCTAATGAAACACCAATCAACGCAATTCCTAGTAAAGTTTTTCCAACACCTCCACCTGCACCAACAATCACAGGAACAATACTTATATCGGATTGTCCTATTGGATTATGTAATTCAGTTTCATCAATATCTTCATTGCCAACAAGCACTTGATAATGTCTGTTAGCCATGTGTGCTTCTAATCCTTCAAAATTAGTTATCAAAAACCTTATCGCATCAGCAGTGCAATTTATTACAGCTTCTAATTCTTTATGACCTACAAAGTCAGCTAGTTCTCCATAAAGTTTAACTTTTCTGAGC